AACGATGACGGAGCTGTAAACGTGGACGGGGTTACGGAGTGGGCGTTTAACCAGCCTTTAGCCAAACGCGTTTGCGAGCTTGTGGCGCAAATGGGACACAACGCTATTTTGGTAGACCTGTACGACGGTCCAAGTTATGGCAGCGCAATGCGTTGGTTAGCTGAACACCTTAAAGAGATCAAAGCCGACGTAGCCGTTGAGCTGCACTTCAACTCAGCGGGTTCTATGGCTACGGGCTTTGAGTTCCTGTACTGCGGCGTTAGCCCCAAAGGATTAACGCTGGCATCCAAACTCAGCGCAAGCTTTGCCAAAGCGTTTCCCGAACAGAAGAACAGGGGGCTAAAGGCTTTAAACAAAAATGACCGAGGTGGTACGTTTGTTATGAAAACCCACTGTCCCGCTGTTATTTGCGAGCCGTTCTTTGGCAGCCACAGAAAAGATTCTGATTTCTTTAGCGCACACAGAGAAGAACTAGCCAAAGCGTACGCTGAAGGAATCCTTAATTGGTTAGTAACCACTACGAGTTAACTTATGAAAGCCACACCGAAAGATACAAAATCAAAGAAGCAAGTCGCCTATCTTCTTTCCAAAGTCAGTCCGCTATCTAATAAGCAACAGGGAAAACTTAAGAGTGAACTGCATACTGGCAAAGTTAAAGTTGAGAAAGAAAAAATGTAATTGATAGATCAATGAACACCCGATGGCCTAAAACAATACCTGTGGCTGGTCGAAGGGTTAGGCTTATCTTCATTGAGCTTGACGAAACTTACGGTCAGTACAAGCACGATCAGAAAATAATCGAGATCAACAAAGCGATTCCTGATGGAGATAAGCTAATCACAATCCGACACGAACTGATGGAGGCATCGCTGCTTCTTTCGGGTGTCGGATTTTCAGAACGATACGAACAAGAACCAATTGTTAGATGCATGGAGGAAATCTTTTTTCCAGCATGGGATGCTTTCCTAAAAAGAATCACTAAAGCTAATGTCTAAACCAAATCAATTTAAGCCAACGGCTAATAAAAACTTTATAGAGTTCAGGCCAAATGGCGAAGACTTTAAACTTGCTGCTGAACGATCTGAAAAGATGGGGGTTCTACAGAACTCTTTTACAAGAGGAGCTGGACGGATGAGCGGGATGTTGGGCGAGATCGCTATTCATAAGTATTTAGAAAACATCGCAGAGTACAGCGGAGATTTAGTTCGCGGCTATGATCTGATTACTGAAAAAGGAATCAAAATTGAAGTCAAGACAAAGAAGGCTTCGCGGATTCCAGATCCTTCCTACGCGGCTACTGTCGAGTCTAAGAAGACTTATATGTTTGTGAACGACATCTTTGTGTTCCTAAGAGGGCATGACTCGATGGCAAAATTTTGGCTCTTAGGCTGGATCAAAACACCTTCATTTAAGCGTATGTCTACTTTTAAGAACGCTGGAGAAGACGATGGGGATAACGGATTTAAGTGTCGTGTAGACCAGTACACAATCCCTATTGCAAAACTCAAGCCAATGTCAACTCTGGTTGACTATCTTATTTCGCAATAGGGATCTAAGTATCTTCAGGAATCGCTGATCGTGATGTCGAACTTAGAATCTAAGGCGACTTCCCAAATCTTTCCCCCACCTTGACCGTGCGATTTAACAGGTCTCAAGTGCTTGCTGTTCCGACTAGCTTCCTCCATCGTGGACATACCGCGACGAACGAACTCTAGATTGCTTGACATTCCTACAGTGCGACCGTTGTTGAAGTCGTGTAGTGCAACTTGAAACTCTGTCAGAGTCCCACACCATGTGGGCTTATCTGGTGTAATTTCCCTACAACGCTTCGCGAAGAATTCGACAAGCTCTGCAACACATGATCGACTTGAGTTGTCGTAGGCTGCTGAAGCAACGGACTCGTCAATGTAGCTCATGATCCCGAAGCGTCCTACGTCTTCAATAGACTTTGGAATCTTCCAGTCAAGTAGCCAGCGTGCAAAGTGTGGAAGCTCTTTTTCAATAGTCGCCTCTAGCACGGAGTTTCGCGGGAAGTTGCTCGTCGCCGTATCGCTAATCCGCATCGCCATAAGCTTATCTCTATTACTACTATCTAGCGCAGGAATAACGGAGAGACTATTAGCGTCCATATTAAGCGACAGAATAACTCTTCCAGTCCAAGGAACGGAAAGAGCATCTGCATATTTTGCCTGATACTCGACGCGAGGATTAGCCACAGATCGCTTAATGAGTTCCGTCGCCTTACGCTGATCCTGAAAGGAAGCAGCTGACGTTGTATCATCAATAACCCATGCAGCTACACGTCCCAAATCCTTGTTGAACTTCGTCTGTCCAGACAAGTAATCAGATGCATCCGCGTATCCGCCGACTAGTCCTGAGATCACTTTGTTTGACAGCAGCGATTTGCCTTTGTTCGTTGGACCGACTAGCAGCAGTGCTTGTCCTTGAACGAACTCCCGATCAATTACGGCAGAGTAGAATCGCTTGAGCCATGAATATAGGTACTCAACAGTGGGCGCTTGAGTAGGTGTATTCACGAACAGTTGATTCAGCCACATATGGAGGAAAGGCCAATTGGCTATATCTCCATCATCGCTAGGCTCAACTGGATTAATGTTCGCACAGTTAAGGATACGGTTACCGTTGTACTCGACAACGCGATCCTTAGAGAACACAACAGGCGCGATCTCATCGATTCTGTTCTGGTTTGAGATCGTGAGAATCGCCGCTTCGACTTCCGAAAGGGGCTGACCTTTCTTCATCTTGACGGAGAATCCTGATTGACGAAGCTCAAGAACAAGATGCTCACGCGGAATCGTAACGGCAGAGTTGTACAGAACTTTGAAGAATGATCGTCCGTTGTACCAGTACTCGTCAAGCAGATTGCCCATCTTCTTCTCCTCGTACTCCTTAACGAACTTAGCTCCAAAGATCTCCTTCCATGTTACGAATCCTTTGCCAGCGCGGTCAGAGTAACAGATGATCCCGTCCTCTGAAACCTGACACCCGTCCCTGTTAATTCCATCATTAATCCAGAACAATGGACCACGCGATCCGACATCAAAGTCTCCGATCCAACGATTCGGGAATCGGGATTCAACTTCCGCTGCAATAATAGCAATCGGGATTGATGTGTCATTTGACTGTGGCGGGTTATCATTTGCGGCTTTCATCAATGCTGTTTGAACAGTCGCATCAGAAATATGTCCGCCTAAGCCATGCCAATCTTCGCCCAATTCAAAATACTGACTCGCCTTAAGCGAGGTACTATCGAATCCAGCAAAGAGCCTATCCATTTTAAGGGAGGCATTCATGTGCTTCATGAAGCTATCAAACATTTCAGGCGCAATCGGAATCGCGTTATCAAATTCCCATACGAGTCTTAGATATCCTGATTGCGTTTTAGTCCTCCATGTTGGAACATTGATGCCGCATTTAGCCCCGATATCGCTATCGATGCTACCCCAATTAACTGGCGCGTCGTAGTCAGCGACTACTCCGTAGATCCGATTCGGCGGATTATCATTGGCAATTCGCTTAGAAGGAGTGCTTCCTTCTACGGTACTATAGAATACGTGATCAGTGCTTAGATCGGCACACCACGCTCTGAAGTCTGCTTTGGAGGCAAACTTTTGTTTTGGCTTGTTCAGTTTATCGAGGCTAGTTGCCTTGACGGTTTTGGTCTCACGTAGATTTTTAAGGTAACGATAGTTCATTTTGTGTAGCAAGTTAAGATTTCTCCTTCAGCAGAAAGAGGTATGTTTGGAATCCATTCTGGAGCAGTGGACATAATTTTGATGATTTGTTTTAGACTGTCTTCCGCCTTATCGGCATCGACCTCTACGACAACTTCGTCGTGGACATGCATTACAATTTCAAATCCAGCATTGTGGATTTTGCAAAGCATATCCGAAAAGATGTCTCTCGCTAAAGCCTGACTAAGATTCTCAGCGAGCAGCCCGCCCCATAGTTTAACAGGAAGTCGTTTGCCATTACGTGGCATGATTGCCATATGGTGGAATTTCTTTTCTGAAGTCTTCGCTAACTTTAAGCGTCCGTAATTAAGGCTACGTCCACTAGGAAGCTCCTCAGTATATATCTCGCCTACATCGTAGGACGAAACCATATTCGTGTTGAGTTCCCCCCAAAGCTTCTTGACTTTGACCATCTTCCGCCGATAGAGCGCGACAGCGTCTTCAGCTTCTTTCTCAGTCATGCCAGACATGACTGCAAACTTAGCCGATCCCGCGCCGTATCCGCAGCCCAATACCATTGCCTTGACTTTATGTCGCAGCTTTGGATCTTGTTTCATTGAGCCTTTGGATTTTTCCCAAAGTCCAAATCGAATCGCGAAGGCTTCGTAAATGTCGGAGCATTCTGAAATCTCTTTGAGAGTCTCAAAATCCTTAGCGAGCCAGCACAGAGTACGCACTTCGATCTGTGAAAGATCGACTGCAAGTAATCTGCGGTTAGGCTTTGGCGCAATCAAGTTACGCAACTTGACTCCGAACATCTCTTCCTTAGGAAGATTCTGTAGATTGAGATTACCGCCCGATCCGCTGAAACGTCCTGTATGCGCTCCGAAGTACATAATGCCTCCGTAGTACCGACCGTCTGGCATTGTGGCGAAGTCAAAAGACTCGATCTTCTTTTTGAGGGAGTTGATCCTTCGCCAGTTTTTAACTGCTTCGACCCACGCATACTTTTTGCCGTACATTCTAAGCCACTCTTGAGCGTCTGGATCTCCTTCTGCGAGACTCATAGGAGGCTCGATTCCGACAGCGCGGCATTGATCGTCGAAGGCGACTCGACTAAGCAGTGGCTTGTCGCCCATCCACGGAATTGCTTCTTCGGATTCAAATAGCTTAGTGTTAAGAATTTCCTTCTGCTTACGGAGTAGCTCTATATCCATAGGGATTCCCCGTTGAGAACAGCGTCGATTCACTAAGCTGATCTCTTGCTCGCGCTTCGGCCATTTTGGAGAATAATCCCGCCAGAGCTTTAAGCAGAGTTCAGAGTCTTTGAGTGCGTACTCGCAAACTTCTCTCTTGAATACCTCAGTCATTTTCGCCCACGTTTTATTGCTCATGTTGTCCCGCGTAGACTTGTCTAGCGCGAGGTTGTATGCAACAGCCGTTGCGCCTTTCAACGAGCGCGGAAGCCCACAATAAGCGACCATATCTGCTGTGCAGTGCCATTCGGCAGCTTGAACAGAGGGCCACCAATTCTGAGTGATGCCATAAAGATATAGCGTCTCGTCGAAAGAGGCATTGTGCGAAAGCACGATGTTGTCCTGTATCAACGTCCAGTCGAAATCTTTTGGATTTCCAACGAACGTATACCCGTTATCGCCAACCACTGACACCAAATAGGCGGAAAAGTCAGGGTGCGAGAAATAGCCCAATGGGCCTAATGTTTTTATTGAACACCTCTTATCATAGTAGGTTTCAAAATCTAGTGCGTATGTAATCATATTAGTGTGTCTATTTTTTGGCGTTAAAAAAGCCCCCACTGGTTTAGACATAGACCAGTGGGAGCTATAGGTGGTTTTGTTTAGTCTGTTACGACTTCAAACGGCAGATCAAGCTGCTCTTCCATAGGAGCATTTTCTCCTACAGTTGACATGAGACGATCACGAACAGTCCGAAGCTTGACTATATTAAAGTCAAGTTGATCTTGTTTTTGCATCAGCTCCTGAATCATTTTTGATAGCATCTCGATTTCACCATCGATGATTTCTGCTTTAAATTCAGCGTCGGTGTATACCCGTTCAGTTTCTACGTTTTCCATATTATTGTCCAAAGGTTGAGGCGAATTCGATTACGGCAGGATCTGGCGAGTTCTGAGTAATACTCAGAGACGGCGCGTACCAGCTGTACTTTCCTTTTGTGATGATTCCCGATTGGAAATTCCACAAACGACTTTGCAACGGAGTGGTGCGATTAAAGGCAGCAAACGTAGCCAAACGCTTGTACGTCTGGCGGTATGCGTCTTTAGCAACATTGATCTTACCCATTGCATATTGACGCTCCCCGATTGGATACGGGTATGTGTCATCATCGACTCCTTCCTTAGGCTGTGGGAACAGCAAAACGATCTCAGCGAACTCAAGCATATCATAGTCTGATTGGCTTGCGATACTTTCTTTCTCTTCTTGTGTGTATGCAATGCGGGGAATCCCGTCATCGTCATACGGGATATCCTCGCGCCATCCTTTGAGGGCAGAGAGAACAACTACTTCCGTAGTTTCTTCTGCTTTAAGGAGGGCGTACTTCTTGTCAAGGACAACGGAGCCAACAGAGGCTTCGATATCACTTGTCTTCTGGACGATATTGATACGTTGAATATCGATATCTGCGGCATCAATTGACAAACCACTATAGTTTGCAATTTGATCTTTCTTTACGGGTACAACATCTGTTGACATATTTCGTGTTTCTTGTTTCTTGTTTGTGACTCCCGATTCACCGAAGTGTGAATCGTTCGTCAGAGGTTTCTACGATGCCTTCTTTTTCGCACTCGTCAATAAAATCTTCAGAAATCTTTTTTCGGCTGTTTTTATCATGTTTATCCGCGACGGCTTTCGTGATTTTTCCGAAAGGAATCGAAGCGTGCGACAAGACTTCGGCTGGATCAAGACCGTGCGAGAGCGCAATCGCGACTAATCCGTCGTTGTCAACCACTCTTTTTACAGCTCCCATTGATCGCAGTCTCAGCGTTGGGAAAACGGCTCCGTCTTTGGCTATTGCCATTGCGCGTTCTTTCAATCGATCAGACCAGTTGCTGACGATTTTGGCGATAGCCCAAAGCTCTTCGATGACAGCTGGATCTTCTGAGTTCTCAAGATCAATGTCAGGAAGCTGTGGGTTGAGTTTCTTCGCGACTTCGATGACGAGTCCACCCAATGCTGGACAGTGATCCTCATGGCGGCAGAAACGGCAATTTACTGTGGGCGTACACTCGCTCAGTGCTGGCGCACCATTCTCCCATTTCGGCCTGACGGCTTCGCTCTTCTTGATGATCTCACTCAGTTCGTCGATCATTGGCTGGAGATCGTCTGCGCGGGTAAACGTGTGGTGCAGCGAAGCGTAGTGCTGTGGCACGTAGAACACGAACGTGATCTCCTCCAATTCAGGGAACTTCTGGAATGCACCAATCGTATAAGCCTTCGCTTGCCAGTTCTTTTCTGGCGGATCGATGATGCTGATCCCCGTCTTGTAATCCGCCATAACTGCTTTGTTGCCAAAGATGATAAGGCGGTCGCACGTACCCCATGTTTGAGTACCGTTCAGTTCAACCGTGACTTGGATCTCGTTATGCTCGATTCCGCCAGATGGAAAGTTGGCTAAGAATTCCTGCTCCATTGCTACAATCTGCTCGTAGAGGCGGAGTTCTTCTTCGTTGTGTAGCGCGGACGGATCGAAGATTTCAAGAGCTTCATGGATGCGCGTCCCCATTTCCGCAGCAGCGGACGATCCATCTTTGCCGTGATAGCCAGCGCATCCAGCTAAAAATTTTAAAGAGGATGGCGAGAACTCCGCGTGTCCGCGAGAGGAGTGGTCAGGTGTTTGTATCATTGTTTTGTATTTGTTCGTTTTCTGAGAGTTGCCTTTTCCGCTCGAAAACGGCGGCTTCGATGAGGTCTAATTCATCTTCCAGCGTCTTGTCAACTTTCATTTGAGAAAGTTTTAGGCGTTTAAAATAAGCCTTTTTAAGGGTTGAGAGTATGATATCTTCAGTCATGCAGCTCATCTTGTATTTGTTTCTTTAGCTTATCCAGATCTTCCCAGACTTTATCCAAACGATCCGCTGCGGTTTGTACTTGTTCCTCCAACATTTCGTCGTACTCCATGTACATATCGCGCCAACGGGTAGCTTCTTGCGCCCATAGATCCCGCTCCGCAGTAAGCTCGTCTACGCGCTCCTGCAACTCTACTTCTTTTGTTGTTCTCATCGGTCTAGTGCTGGTATGTCAAAGGTAAAATAATGATCTAATTCCAATAGAATAGCGGCTACAACTTCGGACTCAATAGCGTCGTGTGTAGGATCATCTTCGTGTTTGTGCGCTCTACGGATTCCTTTTACGGTTCCTGCTTCAACGGCATCTCTTACTATGTTGTATACATTTGGTTTCATAATATTTATAACGTGTGACAATTTGTAACGGTTTGAGTAGGGGACAATCTGTCCCCTACTTAGTTGTAGTTTTTTTCGCGGTAAAGTTTATCAATTTCTTTTAACGATGCGAGTACCTCATTATCTGAAAGAGTTATGTTTCTAGCTATGTATATTTGAGCGCAAATTCTGCCAGCCTCAATAAAGTTTTTATTAAGTTTTCTGTAGAATAGCAATTCAGCACATAGCTCCTCCATCCTGTCCGCTGCTTCTGCAATGGCCAAATTGGCTATACCGTCCTCGGAAAAGATATCTCCTGCTAGTATCCTCAGAGCTTCAATAATTACTTCGGTTTTACTCCTCATGTTTTTTGTAATTGGCTAGCAGTTCGCAGCATATCTCCCCCATCCAGTCCGCCGCTTCAACGATGGCTAAATTGGCTACACCATCTTTAGAAAAAATCTCAAAATAAATATCTTCTGCAAGTGTCCTTAGGGCTTCAATAATTGTTTCGGTTTCACTTCTCATGTTTTTTGTACCGCGCTAGCAGTTTCATTGCAGTTTTTGTAATTAATTGTAGCTCGTCAGGATCAACTCTTATGGTTTGCTCGTTCTGCGTTAAAACGATATAACCGCCACAAGCATCATCGTCGATGGTAACCGTTATAATATCGTCGCCAAATATAGGGTTTCGGTCGTCCATGTGTACAACAGTACTTACAACGCTCGTTATGTATTTACTCATTGGTTTTGTTTATGTACGGTCCTGTAAATTCTTCTTTGTTGTGACCCCATCGGCCTATGTGCTTGCGTTCTGGTTGGTTAAGCTGTAACAGGTTTAGTAAGTAATCCCGCTCCGCAACTAACTCAGCGTGACCTTTTTGCCAGATGTGGCAACTGCGTACAGCTTCGTCGCGTTGGCGTTCTAGTTTTTGGCATAAAAAAACAATTGGATTTTCGTATGTGTACTTGTCATTTCCCACATAATGATCTTCTTGAAGGAACCTTATGTGCCTGTTTTGTTTTACACATTTGTCGGTTTCTGGTGTGTCAGTCATATTGTATTATTAGTTAGGGATTGAAGTGCTGCGTCGGCGCGGGTTACGTTGTCGCAAATTTCCTGATACCTCTTATCGTAATCACACCTCGGCTCGTTTTGCCACCAGTCGCGTTCGCCTAGCAGTTCTACGGAGTCCTCACGACACTCTTGCAGTGCCTTCGCCAGCCTGTCCCGTTGCTCGGTGACGGTGGTTAGTTGATCGCTTGCGTAATCAATACCCGATCGCAATCCATCCCGCTGCTCCCGCGCCTCGTCGCGCTCGCGCTCCAACTGCAACATGTCACACGCCAAACATGAGCCAATAGGTAACGGTTTATCACATTCATGCTCGCTTTGTTCGATCCAGTACCTTAGTGTTTCAGTCATTGTGCTTCCTCCCATTTTCCAAGTGTCCGTAAAAAGGCTTCTGCACGTTGAGTCGCGGTGAGCGAGAGCCATCTCCAATTCCCAGTCGTATCCTGTTCCTCACACGCGATATCGTATGTGTGATCAGAGTAGGCTATGCGTTGATCTTCAGTTAGCACCTTCTCTGCTTCGTGAATGGCGTTTAGGTCGTTGAGGTAGTCTGGTAAACTTGAATGTCCAGAGTCGTATTCAACGCGACTGTTTTCATGCTTCCCTTTGCATAGTCCTAGACTCTCAATGTATATACAATCAGCCCACCCACACGCTTCCGCAATGGCGATTATTTGTTGTTCTTTAGTCATTGTAGTTAATAAGGTTCACCGTGCCACTCGCAGTCTTCGCAGATCCAGCCTAACGTGTGGTGGTTAATTTTAATTCTTCCGCAAGTGCATTCTTGCCTACCTTCAACTTTGCGACGGTAAACATTTGATGCTGCTGCTGTACTCTTCCAAGCTGGACTATAATTTGTGGTATGCCACTTACCATCACCGTAACGCTCGTCACCTTTTTGTATTAGCTCACCCAT